CTTGTTGCAGGCTTCGTCGAACTTCTCTTGCTGGATGAGGCGCTTCGCTTCAGCCCGGATCTCATCGGCGCTCATCTGCCGCTGCTGGGGCTGCTGCGTCTGCTCAGCGGGCTGCTGGTACTGCCGCAACTGCTGTTCGAGCGCTTCACGCTGCCGCTTTTCCTCGTGTTTCTCCCGCGTGAGCTGGTCAATTCGCCGTTGCACCCAGTCGTTCTTGGGCTTGTCCTGCGCGGCTGGCTCGACTGCTTCCGTGGTTTGCCCGGCGCCCGGTTCCGTGCTCGTTTCAGCGGGCTGTTGCGCCTGTTCCGTGGAGGCCGTAGGCGTTACGTTCTCTTCTGCTGCGTTCTCTTCGGTTTGCATGGACGTGTCCAAGGATTGAGCCCCGGATGCCGCCGGGTACGGACAAACAAAAAAGGCCCGCTCCATTGCTGGAAACGGGCCTTCGGGAAAGCTGTGTTGCTGGGTCTTAGCGCTGACCGCCGATGATGTATTGCTCGGTAGCCGGCACAATCGCGCCGCCGCTCGAATTCACGAACTGGATAGCCAGCGTGTTTGCCGCGGACACGCGCACGTTGCCGATCGACAGGCCGACCTGGTGCGATGCCTTGTTGACGTCGAGCGAGTCGCCAACCTGCAGGCCCGGCACCGTGAACGTCTGTTCGGCGGTCGTGTTGGCGCCCACCGATGCGGGTGCGAGCGTCTGGCGGATGATGAAAAGCGTCGTGACAGGCGTCGGATTCGACGCGTCCTGAAGCACACCGATATAGCTCATGGCGAATCCCTATTGAGGTTGAGCGGGCAAAGAAAAACCCGCGCTCGGCGGGTTCGGTTGGGGCTGCTGTTGTGGCATTGCCATTGGCGGGGCGCCGCTGGCCGGATCGTCTGGTGAGCCGGTCTGCATCATCTGCATCACGACCTGGGTCGCTACATGCGCAACGAGATTCGGATCGAGCGGCTGGCCCAACGCCTGCAAGCGCTTCGTCTCCGCGTCGTATGCCTTGATCTTGACCTCGTCGATGTCCTTGCCGGTGCGCGCGTCCTGCAATGCGGCCGACAGGTGCTCGATCATCTGGCCCATCTGCGCCATCTTCTCGTGCATGTCCTGCTCGGTCGGCGTCGGTCCTTCGCCAAGGATCTGCGGCGGAATCGTGCGGTGCAGACGCTCTGCAACCTCGTCGGCCATCGGGAAGTCCGCAGCCTTGAACAGCAGGTCGCCAGCCACCTTCATCAAGTCCTGATCCTGGCCCATGATCTGCGTGAGCGCGTGGAATGCTTCCTGGCGCCGCGTCTCATAGTTCGGGCCAACCTCGACAGTTACGTCATAGCGGCCGATGCCGGGGTTGTAGATCAATTGCGCAGCCTGATCGGGCGTCATGTCCTGCGACTGTTGAGCCGGTGCCGGCGCGCCGTCCGGAGTGCCAACCGCGTGCGGCTGCTGCGGGTTCAGTTGCGCGAAATCTTCCGAGCCGTCCTCGCCAACGATCCGCACCACACGCTGCGTGTCGTAGATCTTCGGGATCAGGTCGACCATGATGCGGCCGGTGTAGCGGATCGCGCGCGCAACGTTGTCGATGAAGTGATACGTCGCCTTGTCGCCCTGACGCTGACGTGCCGCAATGGCAACACCTGCATCAGCATTCGACGGCGCGCCAAACTGCTCCTGATACTGGCCGCTGGTCATCATCAGTTCCTGCTGAGCCGTTTGCATGGCTTGCAGGTACGCAGAAGCGCCCACAGGAGGCTGCTCGCGCTGCGGGCGATCGATAGCCGAGCCATCCTCGCGCAGGCTGTTGTAGGGCAGATACGCCTTGTTGTCCTTGTTCGCGTTGGCCCACTCGTCCTCGTAACCCTCAATGGCTTCGACCGGCGCAACGTAGGGTGTCTTGGTCTGGAGCGCGATGTATTCGACGTTGGCCGACGTCATGTAGTTGTACATGCGCTGGCCGTCCTTCCTGTTGCGCGTGTGGCCCTTGCGCTCGACCTTGCCGTTGATGACGATTTCCTCGCCCACCACACGCACGATCGGCAGATAGCGGCCCAGCCATTCCTGACGCTCGATGATCTTGTCGCCGGCGATCTTGAACCACTGGAAATGCGGCTCGCTGATCTCCCGCTTCTTCACGCCCTCGTCAGCCAGCAACGCCTTACGCTCGTCCGCATCCCCGACTTCCGATAGCTTCATCGGCCCCTGAGTCGGGTGGTTGATGAGCATGTCGGCCTTCTCGGCGCGGCGGAAGTACTCACATACCCGCACGTGGTCCTTATCCAGCCATGGATCACCGGTTGCCTGCATCGGGAACGTGACGCTCGCCGGATCTTCGTCGGGATATTGCGCCTCATATTCCTCTTTCGGCACATCCTCGAACACGAAGCCGAACTTTGCGTCCGCGCCATCAGCCGACTGGATATCCGGATCCAGATAGACGCTAAGCGGGTCTTTCACGCGCCGGATGAAGATTTCCTGCTCAAACGAGCCATCATGCGCATACTCGGTCACGACGCGCCAATAACCCAAGCCGCCCTGCACCGCGAACTCGGTCGCAGTGTCATATGCGATCTCGGCGTGCGAGTTGTACTCGATGTGCCGCATGATGCCGTCGAGAATCTTGGCAATCTGCACATCGGCCTTACCGTCGATCGGCAGCGTTTTGATGCTCGGCTTGTTCTGCTTAGCGTCGTTGATGATCTGCAGGTTGTGCTGACGGACCTTGTTGATCGTCAGGCACGGCCGCGTATCACCCTCACGCGAGCGGCGGATCTTGTCGGGCCATTGCCAGTTATTGTCCGGGTCGCCGTTCGCGAACTTCATGTCCTCGACGAACAGCTTGCGGAACTCGCTCTCGGCATCCTCGCAACGGGCGAAGCGCTTCTTCGCTTCACTGACGATCGGGTCCAGACCGCTTGCTTCAGCGTCGTCGGATTTGCGCTTGCGTGCCATGATCAGGCCATCCACGCGCCAGCACCATGCACGGTGCGGCGAATCACGGGTTTCTGCGGCTTCGGCGCCTTCCCGGCACGTCGAGCACCCTCGCAGGCATAGCGCAGCGCATCAATCACGTGGTTGTCCTTGTCTTCGAGAATGGGAAGGATCGCCCCGGTAAGCGGGTCTTCCTTGTACTTGTAGAGCGTCAGTTCGTCGATCAGATGCACGCACCGCGGGTGCACGATGATGTCGAACGACTTCAGGAACTCAACGCCTTCCTCGAGCGATTTCGCGCCCTTGATAGCGGGGCGAATCTTCGGGAAGCCGTTCTTTTGCATGTGGCTGATAGTCTCGGGCCGCGCAGAGTCAGCCGTGATCGGCCATTTTTCGGCATCCGGCACGCCCATGAACAGTTCCGGCAGGTTCACGATCTCGCAGCCCACCATGTAGGCTTCGTAATCAACGTACAGCCGGTTGCCTTCGATATCGCAGCGGATCAGCACGCTTGGGTCGACCGAGAATCCCCAGTCCGCACCCAAACGGTGAATCGTGCCGGCCGGGCGCTCGAACTCTTCGACGCTCCAGTTGCGGAACACGCGCGCTTCGCTGTTCTGGCGATACTTGCCCAGCCACACATGCGCGTATTTGTCCGGGTCGCGCCGCTTGTCGAACTCCATTTCCTTGCGGAGCTCGTCGGGGAACCACGGGTTATCCAGGTAATTCGCTTCGACCACGATCGAATCAGGCGGCAGTTCATCTCCGCGCAGCAACGCGTCAATCGGATCGGTCGGCTCGCTCGGATTCCAGTCTGCCCAGATCTGTGAGCCAGGCTTGCGAATCGTCGGGCGCAGGATCGTGAGGCTCTTTTCCGTCGCGTTCTGCGCTTCCGTGAACCATGCGCGATCGAAGCCTTCAAGCGACTTGATCGACTCCGCAGTGTGGTTCTGCATCCCCTCGAAGATCGTCACGCCGCCGTTCTTGGACATGATGCGGCGGTCCTGCACGTCGAAATAGCTGCCGGCGTTGAAGCGCTCGATCTTCGACTCAAGCAGCTTCTTGACCGAGAACTCCAGCGACTTGAGCGTTTCCCGCACGCAGACGAAGTCAAGCTTCTCTGCGATGTTCTCTTCGAGCCACAGCTCACCGAAGAAGTGCGACTTACCCGACCCGCGTCCACCGTGTGCGCCCTTGTACCGGGCCGGACGCAGCAGCGGTTCATAGACCGCCGCAGTGTCAATCCGAAGAACGGACAATTACGCGCTCGATCTGCTTGAACGCAACAGGCTGACCATCCTTGCCCGTGAGTTCAACGCCCTGCATCGCCTTGCCGTAGCCGCGGTCAAGCAGTTCCTTGGCGGCAGCAATACGAGCTGTATCGCTATCGCTCTTCATCAGGATGGAAGCAAGCGTGGTGATCGCGTCAGCAGCATGCACCTGTGCGAGCGCCTTGATATCCGCGGTCGCCTTGTTGGGCGTGCCCTTTGCCCGCCCGCCCGTCTTTATGCCCTTAGCCATTGCGATCTACTCGCATCTACTTCAGAGGATCGACGAGGTATTTACGATCGATGCCGCCGACCTTGCCGGATTCGATCACTCGCACTTCGGCATATTCGGGACGGAAGCAGTCGGCCACTGCGTCATAGGCCATCGACTCAGCAAGCACTTCAACCTCCTTGCCGTCGTTCGGGCTACCCGGCGAGGCAATGCGCATGCGGCCGTTCACAGGACCGCCTTGATATGCCCGAGGATCTGCTCGAACTCGTCGATCACGATCCGCTCACCTGTCTTGAACTTGGCGTGCATCGCGGCGAGCTTGTGCTCGAGCAGCATCAGGTGCGATTCGCGCGGGAGTTCAGCGCTCCCAATCGCTGAGCCAGCAATGCTCGCGTCCGTTGCAGTCCCGCTCGTCTCGGCAAGTGCAAACGACGCCTCCGACGAGTTCGGAGTAACAGGCGCCGCTTGTGCGTTTCCCGAGTCACCACCAGCGGCAGGAGCAGCGCCGGCCTCTTGGCCGCCAACGTCGGCAGCCGGGGCAACGTTTGGGGCTTCAGCCGTCGGCGTCGAGTTCGCCAGCACATTCCCCGTCTGCGGGGCAGTCGTAGCCGGCGACGGATTCGATGTGTCGGTCGAAGAGCTCGCCGAGGGCAATGTGAGTGCACCGGCCGTCGCCGTCGATTCGGTAGGCACCGGTTCCGTTGAGGACGGCATCGAAGAAGGCTTTCCCACTTCACTCATCGCTGCCTGCGCGTCCGTGTGCGGTTCCGTGCTGCTCGGTGCGGCTGCCATATCTGCTGCTGCCTGCGCGATTGCGTCGGTCATGATTTGCTCCACAGAGTTAAGGGTTGCCCCGGCAGCCGGTCGGTAGAGTTCTGGCAAGCCAGCGGAGACCCCGACCTTCCATGAACCCCGAAGCTGCCGCGGTTGACGCACTCACGGCTTGCGGAAGACGAAAAAAAAGCCCCGCGCGGCTTTTAACCGGCGAGGCTTCGATGATATTTGGCAAATTTTGGAGACAACTATGCCCCACGCGGCGATCATAGAACAAGTTCAAGCGGTTTACAAGCGGATTTTTCAAGCAATCCTGCTGATACCAGTTTCGGACACAGAATCGCTTTCGCGCGCGCATAGTCCTCTTCCTGCGTTTGGGGATAGCGCGGATTGACCCACACCGCCGAGCCGCTGAGGAAATTGCGCATCGCTGTGTTGATCGCGAGCCGATACCGCGTGTCGAGCTTATGGATCATCAGTTCGATTACCTTGCCGACCGCCGCCTTAAGATTCCGCTCGACCTCCGCGTCCAGGTCGTCGTAATCCATCCACTGGCGACTGATGCGGAAATCGCGGCATGCAGGATCGGCACCGCCGTAATCGAGGTTGGGCGTGTATTCGCTTTGATAGCTGTACCAGTCCAGCAGCAGTTCGTCGATGCGATCCATATCGTTCCCCGTCGGTGATGCCTATGGCAGAAAGCCGATGCGAGCCTTGCGCCGCTCTACCGGCTTTCCTGTTATTTCTTCGACGACAGCGTGCAGATCCGCAATCACATCTTGTTGCGCCGCGCTCTGATCCAGCCCGGACGCTTGTCCGAAGCCCCACGGCGGCGGCTCCCAATACTCGTCGTCGAATGTGGTGATGCGCGCAGTCACACCCGCAGCCCGCTGATCATGTCGCGCACGTCCTGCGATGCGCCGCGCACCTGCTCGATCAGCCCTTGCATCTGGCCGAGCGATGAAAGCGGATGCATCGGCTGCTCGGCGGGAGCATCCGTCACCTGCGGTGGCATGCACACGCCCGACAGTTCCGAATACAGGTTCGTGATGCCCGCGCGTAGATCCACGATTGCGTCCGCGAGTTCGTTCGCCAGCGTCGACATGGTCGTCTCACGCACCGCGACGGCCGGTTCCCCGCCGAGTCCCGCGTATTGCTGCGCTACCCGCTGTTGCATATCCGCTTTGTATCGTTGGGGTTCGCCCATTGCTATCTCCGGTTGGTTGACTACAGAAGGGTTCGTTGCGCGTACCGGCCGATCAGCAGGCTCTCCGCGCGATTGTGGTGCTTCGAAAGT